CGTGGTGCGGATTTGGCGATCATTGATGACCCGGTTTCTGAACAAGACGCGCTGAGTGTTACGGCTTTAGATAACATTTACGAGTGGTACACATCTGGTCCACGGCAGCGTTTACAGCCCGGTGGTTCGATTATTATTGTTATGACGCGTTGGAGCATTCGTGACCTGACGGCAAAGGTTTTGGCAAAGCAGAGTGAGAAGGGTGCGGATCAGTGGGAGATTGTTGAGTTTCCTGCGATTATGCCGTCTGGTGATCCTTTGTGGCCTGAGTTCTGGAGCTTGGATGAGCTAGAGGGCGTTAAGGCTTCTATTCCTGTGGGCAAGTGGAATGCCCAGTATATGCAGAACCCTACTGCTGAAGAGGGTGCGATTATTAAGCGTGAGTGGTGGAACTTGTGGGAGAAGGAGGACCCGCCTTCTTGCAGTTACATTATTCAGAGTTATGACACTGCGTTTAGTAAGTCTGACAGGGCCGACTATAGTGCGATTACGACTTGGGGTGTTTTTCATCACGATGAAACGCGAGAGGATCATATTGTTTTGTTGGACGCTGTTCGTGGGCGCTGGGAGTTTCCAGAGTTAAAAGAGCAAGCGAACGATCTTTATGAGTTGTATGAGCCTGACATGGTTCTTGTGGAGCAAAAGGCGAGTGGTATGCCGTTGACGCAGGAACTGCGCAGGATGGGCATACCTGTAACGCCGTTTACGCCTAGTAGGGGTGCAGACAAGTTTACAAGGATGCATGCGTGTGCGCCTGTGTTTGAGAGTGGCATGGTGTGGTGTCCTGATACGAATTTTGCTGATGAAGTTATGGAAGAATGCGCTGCATTTCCGAACGGGGAACATGATGACTTGGCGGATTCGATGACTCAGGCTATACTACGATTTAGACAGGGTGGTTTTATAACCACTCCGAGTGATTATGACGATGAAGATGAACTGGCGTATGCGCGTCGAAAACGTGAATATTATTAGGAGGCTTTTATGGCACAAAAAGAAGCAATCATGAGGGCGCTCATGGAAGCAATGGGTAGCTCTGCTCCCCGAACATCACCACGCCCAAAGCCACGTCCAAAAATGGGCATGGGTCGTGCAGGTGCATCACTTATGGGTGAAGCAGGTAAAACAATGTCAGACGCTGATCGTCAACGTGCGATGGATCGTGCAGGCATGTTGCAGGCTTTGGAAGCTGGCGAGATGGGTAAGATGTCTCCAATTGAACTAGAGCGTTTGCGTAAAAAGTTAGGAATGATGGGTGGTGGCGCAGTGATGCGTTATAAAAAAGGCGGTGCGGTCAAGAAGAAGCGCACTAAGAAACCAAAGAATGGCTGCACCATGAAGGGTCGCGGCGGTAAATATAAAGGAATGAAGTAATGCCAAATACTCCTAAAAAATATAAAGGTTTTTCAAAGTTGCCTGAAGACGTTCAGCAAAAGATGGACCCTGAAGCAGCCATGAAGTACATGGAAGGTGGCGCGGTCAAAAAGTACATGGGCGGCGGCAAAGTTCGTGGCTACAAAGATGGCGGCGGTGTTTGTCGTGGTGGTGGTGCAGCGATTTCAGGCACCAAGTTTGCTGGAGTAAAGTAAATGGCTAAAATCGTTATCAACATTGACATGGATGAGCTTACATCTGGTATCAACCAAGTTGTTGATGACGACATGTATGAAGTGGAGGAGGAGTTTGTTTGTCCTCTTTCCACTCAAGATTCTGATGTAAATGCTGAAAATCGTGAGAATGCAGTTCAAGAATATGCTTATGGTCCAGCCGTAAAAAACTGGGAAAAGAAGAAGCAAATTTGCGGAACTTGCGAGTATTATAACATTCGCTCTAAAGTTTTAGACTGCATTGAAAGCGGCCTTGGAATGGATGAGGGCAGTGAAGTTGGTTATTGCGAAAAGCTAGATTTTACCTGTGCGGCTGAGAATGTGTGCAATGAATGGGAAAAGGGCGGTCCTATAACCGACTTTGAGGACATTAATACGCTTGAGCCAATTGAGGGTAACGAAAAGGATATTTTCTAATGGCAGTCGAACGTGGATTAGGTGCAGGTGGATTGCCTGAAGACCCAATGATTGCTGAAGCTGAATCGCTTCAGAATGTAATTGAATTACCTGCGCAGCCCGGTGTTACAGAGTTTGACGATGGCAGCGCAGTGGTTGGTGAGTTTGAAGAAGATATGGCTCCCAAGCCTGAAGTTCCCTTTGATGGAAACTTGGCTGATGTGATTGATGAGGCTGAGTTAGGTCGTATTTCATCTGATTTGGTTGGTTCGATTGAGGATGATTTGTCCTCTCGTGAAGACTGGGAAGATACATACAAAACAGGGTTAGAGTTCCTTGGTATGAAGACCGAGGATCGTACAGAGCCATTTGAAGGCTCCTCTGGCGTTATTCATCCGTTGTTGGCTGAGTCTGTTACGCAGTTTCAAGCGCAGGCGTATCGTGAGTTGTTACCTGCGACTGGACCTGTTCGAACGTCTGTTATTGGTGCGCAGAATGAGGTGCTTGTAAAGCAGTCTGAGCGTGTCAAAGATTACATGAATTATATGATTACCTATGAAATGGAAGAGTATGATCCTGAGTTGGATCAGATGTTGTTCTATCTTCCTGTTGTGGGTTCTACGTTTAAAAAGGTTTACTTTGATCCGCTAAAACAACGTGCGGTTAGTAAGTTTATTCACGCTGAAGATTTAGTTGTGCCGTATGGTGCAATTGATTTGGTTTCTTCTCCTCGCGTTACGCATCGAATCACGATGGATTCTAACGAAGTTCGCAAGATGCAACTTGTTGGTTTCTATCGTGACATCGACCTTCCTACTGGTGGGTACGGTGAAGAGGATATGGCTGATGAGGTCGAGGAATCAATTGATGACATTCAGGGAGTTCACCCAAGTGGACCTTCTGAAGATTTAACTTTGTATGAGGTCCATACAAGCCTTGATATTGAGGGCTTTGAGGACATGGGAGCAGATGGCGAGCCGACAGGTTTGAAGTTGCCATATATCGTCACAATCATTGCTGATTCTGGCGAAGTATTGGCTATTCGTCGTAACTATATGGAAATCGACCCTATGAAACGTGCGAAGCAGTATTTCGTGCATTATAAGTTTCTGCCCGGTCTTGGTTTCTATGGCCTTGGTTTGACTCACATGATTGGTGGGTTAGCTCAAGCGTCAACGTCGATCCTGCGTCAGCTTATTGATGCAGGCACCCTCTCCAATCTTCCAGCAGGCTTTAAAGCCCGTGGCGCTCGTATCCGCGATGAAGACAATCCCCTTCAACCGGGTGAGTTCCGCGATATTGATGTGGTTGGAGGCACCCTGCAAGGCTCCTTGATGCCACTCCCCTTCAAAGAGCCTTCAGGGACGCTTTATAACCTTTTGGGAACCCTAGTGGATGCAGGACGCCGTTTCGCGTCTATGGCTGACCTCAAGGTTGGTGAGATGGGCGGTGAAACGCCTGTTGGCACGACGATGGCGATTATGGAGCGTGGTACAAAAGTTATGTCCGCGATTCACAAGCGTTTACATTATTCGCAGAAGATTGAGTTTAAATTACTTGCGAAAATCTTTTCTGAAACGATCCAGTCTTATCCGTATCAAGCGGACATGCAAATGGGTCCAGAGATTTTCGTGCAAGACTTTGGAGGTCAAATTGATGTCCTACCAGTTTCTGATCCCAATATTTTCTCTATGTCGCAAAGGATTGCTTTGGCGCAAACTGAACTACAGTTAGTGCAATCTAATCCGCAAATACACGGTGGCCCACAGGGTCTGTATGCCGCGTACCGTAAGATGTACGAGGCTCTTGGTGTAACAAACATAGATGCCATTCTTCCACCCCCGCCTCAACCGCAGCCTATGAACGCTGCGAAAGAGAACCAGATGGCATTGCAGGGAGCGCCATTACAAGCGTTCCCTGACCAAGATCACCAAGCGCATATTGAAACACACATGGCTGTAATGTCTACGCCTGCTATGGAGTTGAACCCACAGTCTATCATGGCGTTACAGGGGCATATTCAGGAGCATATTGGCTTGATGGCTGAACAGCAGGCGCAGCAAGAGATTATGTCTCAGATACCGCCAGAGCAAATGCAGATGATGCAACAGCAAGCTCAGATGATGCCGCCACAGCCCGGTCAGCCACCTATGGACCCAATGATGCAATTCAAGCCTCAGATCGACTCTCGTGCGGCTGAAATCATAGCGGAGATGACAGAACAGCTTGCACAAGCGGTGGCTCCTCCACCACAATCTGATCCGCTTGTAGATATTCGAAATCAAGAACTGCAACTGAAGGCAGCAGACATGCAGCGTAAGCAGCAGGAGTTTGACGCCAAGCAGGAAATGGAAGGCGAGAAAGAGCGTAATGATGTTCTAATCGCACAACAGCGCATTGATGCTCAAGAGAAGGCGATTGATGAACGTTCACGCGTAGCGGAAGAGCGTATTCAAACACAGAGGGACATTGCTGCGTTAAACTCTAGGATGAAGGGAAATTAAAATGGGATCAGTAAGAGATAAAATGATCGAACAAATTCGTGCGGCAAAACGTGCTGCGTCAAGTGTTGTTCAAAAAATTCCTGTAGAAATGGTAAGAGCGCGTAATGAGGAAGGACATTTTGTAAAAGATGACCCAAAGACCCCAGAAAACGAAGCGTGGGTTGAAAAGCCAAAAGCCAAA